TAATGGGTATCCCTATTGTCGCTGACCGTGTTGAGAATAACCCAAACAACCCTAAGTCGACTGGGTCGAACACTACCAAAAACCAGCAAATTGCCGATGCTCGCAAAGCTTACCGAAAAGCAGTCGACCGAATAGACGACGGAAAAGCACTTATTGCTCATTACGAGGCCAAAGCTTATAAAACTTTTACGGGGTCCTCACCAGCCACAATGTCCTCGACACCCGTTGCTGTTCAAAGGTGGTCATCTGGAGCTAACAAAGGCTTACTGAAATCTATGACCCTCGACTACCGAAATACAATTTACGTCAATACAAAAGAGTATCTTAACCCTTTCTTTCCTGACGGTAAGCTCTCGGGTCCTGTAACAATTAAATTTTACCCACTAGAAAGTGCTTTAATTCCAGACACTAAGTCTGTGTTACAGGCCCCCGCAGCTTCCGTTATAAAAAATAGTGGTAAGTATTGGTACGAAAAACTATGGCCCCTGGATATTGCCGCTCGTATAAATAAGCTTCCTGGGTTTATTGCCGAGTGGCGAGAAGCAAAGAAAGCTGCCGCTGCGCGACTAAAGGCTTTGGGAGTCGCTGAGAAAGATTACTATTCCACGGGTGGTGACGGTAAAGGTAACGGGAATGGCAACGGGAATGGCAACGGTGACGGCCCCAAAAATAAGGGGCACAACTACGCTAACGAGGCTATCTCGTACAACGTCGGCATGGTTAACGAGGCGTACTTCTCTACTGACGCTGGTTTTAGCCAATTAGTAAATATGATGGATGGAGGAAGTCGTCCTAGCGCAGTAAGCGCAGGAACGGAATTGTGGAACAACTCCAAGAGCAACAAGGGAATGATTTGGCTTTATTCAGGAACTCAAGACGATAAGCTCTCGTTTGAAGCCCCTGACAGGCAGGCAGAAAACGGCACGTACAAGAAGTACGGATTCCAGTTTCATTACAACCCAACAACTATCCAACAAGCGTGGTCGGGAAGCCCTGACGTTGACGTCACCATGTGGACGGCAAACCTCGAGAAGTACAACCTTCTAGGTGGTCAGACGATGAGCACGGTCACGTTTAGTCTCACGCTAAACCGTATTTTTGATATGCAGTACTACGGTAAAGACGGGTTGTTAAAGCCTGGGCGACGTGGGGATAAAAACCCGTATTCGCCAATGAAGCCAACCGAGGAAGACCAGAAGAAGATTTACGACTTTGGAACAATGTACGACGTTGAATTCCTCTTGTCCACGGTCCTGGGGTTTAAATACAAGTCTCGTTTCCGCGGAACTACGTCGGACATCGGATTTATGACGGGTCGCCCTGTCGACCTTCACCTTGGTAACTCTCTTCGCTATTGGGGCTATATACAATCTATTGGGCTCAATCACGTTATCTTTGACGAGCGTATGGTCCCCATTCTTTCCTCGGTAGACATTACCTTTGCCCGAATCCCCGACTACAAGGAGTAACGTAGATGATTTTTTCCGATAGTCGATACGCCGATGGCAACGTTTACCGCGCGTATAACCCACTTAAGCAAGACTACTCAGTCACTGTTACCCGTACATTTCCTGAAAAGGAAGCGGCGTACTGGGTCCATGAGTGGCAGCACGGGGATAAGCTTGACCTTCTTGCGTATAGATATTACCGAAACTCAGACGAGTGGTGGCGCATCCTTGACTTTAATCCTCAAATTGCAAACCCTTTGTTTATTGAGCCAGGAACTCAGTTGAGGATTCCAAATGACAACCGAACTTAAGCCTCAGGGAAAGACTCGACGCGGGACACAGTACTCGGTGTCTTTCCCAACAATGCCGTCCCTAGCTGACCTTCCATCGTACATTGATATTTATCAGGAGCAATACCACCACGACATTGCAGTACTTTCTTTCAACCGAGGTTCGGATTCTAGGTTTAAAGACATTCCCACTGGTCTTCCCGTAAAAATTACGTGGAGCCAAGGACGGCTTAAAAAAGACTGGATTGGGTACGTCACTAACGTAGAGAAAACTATGCAAGGGTCGTTAGAGCAACCAATGATGGTTCACTGCGTGGGCGCTAGTTACCCCCTCAAGGAACGAGCAACTCGCACGTTCTCAAATATGACCATTCCAGAAGTGGCAAAAGTTATTGCCACTGAGTTTGGCCTTAAACTTATTGCTGATAGTCACCCTATTCGTTTTCCCCAGTTGTCTATGGCGGGACATTCCTACTGGCAATGGCTCGTAGAGCACGCCAAGAAAATTGGTTTTTCGCTTTATGTTGATGGGGCGACTCTTTACCTTGAAAACTTTGACCGCACTATTGCTCGGAAGTCTGCGGACGCTGCGTTACTGTTTTACGACGGAAAGTACCTCCCAACGAGGTCTCGACACGTTGACCGAACGCTACATTACTTTAAGCCGCTGAAAGGTGACAACGTAGAAACTGGCACAGTTTTCCGTTCGCAAAAGATAACCTCAGGGGTAAACCCGCTAAGTTCCTCCCTCGAATCAACAAGTGTTGCACCTAACGCCGTAGGTGTTGCACTGAAGGACACTCCATCCGACGTCTTGTTTCGCGAATACAGGAGCGACCAAGTTGTTCAGTCGGCAAGCATAGCCCGAGAGATAGCTAAGGGTGCTGCAAGTATGGCAAGATTCAACCTTCCCGCAAAGGTAAAATGTATTGGGGACGCAAGAATTTCCCCGTTTATGCCAGTTCAGTTAGCTGGGACTGGCAGTAAAACGGACGGTCTTTGGGTCGCTAAAAAAGTTCGTCATAATATTCGTTCAAATGGAGAATACGACATCGAAGCATTAGTTCTTACGGATGGAACTGGTTACACAAGTACTTCTTCAGGAAGACAGACTAGAGTTAATCAGATTGGCGTAATAAACGTCAACGAGGCTATCAAATCTGGTGGAAAACTTGGGGTGCATGATGTGCCCGTAATCCAGTCTGCAACGGCCCGCATAAGGCCAAGTGATGTTGGGTTCAATAAAGATAAACCTCGTTGGAGAGCAGGCGGCGTAAACAATGGTAAATAGAAGCGTTCAATCCCCGTTTGTCACGGATGCAGCCATACAGGTTCCGTTTTCGATAACCTCTGGCGGAAAAATTGCGGACACTTCCCTAAAGGACAAGGTTTGGGAATACCGCGTAAAATCTTTGTTAGGGACAGCAGTAGGAGAGCGAACTCTGCGTCCTTTGTACGGTATTGACTTAACCGACATTGAATTCAACACTCAATCTATTGCTTCGGAAATCATTACTCGAGAGATTCAAACTTCTTTTTCACGATTTCTTGAGGAACTTAGCCTTGAAGATGTTTCTATTTCTTTTGATGAGGCAACGTCTATCATGAGCGTTACCGTAACGTACACGCTCCCCGATAACACTCTCTCCACCACAACCGTCGGTGTAGCACGAATCAACAACAACTCCCCTATTAGTGAGGTCTAGCCATGGCTAATGAAGTAGAAGTAATCCCTACAACAATCGATTACACCAACCGAGATTATTTCTCGTTGCGTGAGGCACTTATTGCGCGAGTTCGTGACCGAATCCCCAACTGGCAGGGAAGTGACGCCAACGACTTTGGTGTTGCCCTCATCGAGTCTTTTGCCTATCTGGGTGACGTGATGTCTTACTACACTGACCGAGTTGCAAATGAAATGTCTTTCGAAACCGCAAGCCAACGAAGCAGCATCTTGAACTTGGCAAGTATGTTTGGATATGTTCCAGCGGGTTATCAGTCCGCGACTTCAACGTTTGAGATTCACAACTCCTCCGCGTCGGAGATTACTCTTCCAATTGGTACGCAGTTCCAGGGAACTTACGACAGCGGAGACGTTGTTATCCCAGTTATCTTCGAGATTTCTGAGGAAACAGTTGTTCCCGCGCAGGTTGGTTTGGTAGACGGTAAGGCTGAGAATGTCCCTGCTTATCATGGTGAGAACGTCGCCCTCCGTAACGTCGAGGAAAACGGTTTAGCGGGGGAAGAGCTTGGTGCATCAAACGGTGCGGCTAATCAGCAGTTTCGTCTTCTAGAAAATCAAATTGTTGAAAACTCCATTCGTGTATTTGTTCTTCGGAACACTACTTACGAAGAGTGGTCGGTGGTTGGTCGGCTCATTAACTATGGTCCTCAGGACACCGTAGCAAGCGTGTCTACCGATGCTAACGACTTTGCTATTGTTTCTTTTGGTGATGGTGTATCGGGAAAGATTCCTCCGACAGATGCAACTATAAAAGTTCAGTACTTAATTGGTGGCGGTGCTGACGGTCGAATCCCTGCCAACATTGGCTTCTCGCTGTACAAAGTTCCTGGAGTGAGTAACATCACGGCGCTTACAAGCGCACTTACTGTCTTTAACACGGTTGGAGTCGGCGGAGCAAGCCCTGAGAGCACAGCTTCTATTCGAGAAAACGCTCCCGCAGCTCTTACGACGCTTAATCGGGCAGTCTCCCTGAACGACTTTGCTAACCTTACGCTCAAGTCAACCGATGTTGGAAAAGCTCAAGCATCTGCTAATACTTTTACCTCGGTAAACGTGTACGTGGCCCCGTCTGCTGAGGATTCGGCACAGGACCCGTACCCTGGGTATGACCCAACTACCTACCTTGCGGCATACGATGCGGACGATATCTCTACCGCGTTGCTTACAACTGCTT